CATCCAGTAAAAGAACTAACAGAAAAAGAAATAGTTGAAGTAATTAACGAGCATGGATGGCGAGGGCTTACTGGCTATCTTCTGACTTTTGCTCATGCAATACTAAGAAAGGCACAAGAAAAATGAAAAATAAAGCATTACCACCAGCACCGATTGTATTTAAACCCTATGTCCCTAAACCACATCCAATGCAGTATCGGATAGATGAGTTTATGGCTATTCCATCTCTTTATAGGAGTGAGTATGAACGCAAATGAATTAGCTGATTTAATCGGTATGTGTGGTGATGGTGGATATAACCAAGATGCCGCTAAGATGCTACGCCAGCAACAAGCTGTAATAGAGATGCTAGAGGCTGAATTAAAGGCTATGAGGGAGCAATTAAATGCCAATCAAGTCTGATTTTTGGTACATCTTGCAACGCGAGATAGAGGCTAGAAAAAAATTACGCAAATCTATTGCATAATCGTTTTAATCGTAGTAATGTCGTACTAATTGTCCTAACTAGATGGAGGTAAAAATGAAGTTCTGTAAAGACTGTAAGCACCTATCAGGTGATTTATGTAAAGCTCCGGAGGTACCCCGCCACATGGTTACGGGTGAACTCCAATCTTGGAGAGCTATTCATTCCCGTAATTTACCTATCACCGGATGCGGTGAAGTAGCTAATTGGTTTGAACCTATTGTCGAGGATGCCGACCTTGACGATTTATCCACAATCCCATTCGGCAAATAATGTCCTAACTAGGAGAAATATCATGGCAAGACCAAAAGGCAGTACAAACAAACCTAAGCTCAAATTCCCATTAAAGGATAAGCAGCTCAAGGATACCTTCACCAAGGCTGAAGTAGAGCGCCTGAAGGGTTTATTAGCTCGTCAGGATGCGGCTGTTGAGATGGCTAAAGACCAAGTAAGCGACTTGCTAGCAGATGTAGAGTTCTACCGTAAGCAAATCAATCATTTCTTAGCCCTTGTAAACATTCTCGCTAAGGGGCAATAACATGGCTAATGACAGAGCAGATTTCGCGCCCGAGATACGCAACGGCGCATGGTGGTCTGGAGACTCTAGGAAGGCGGCTAATGGCAGAGGGAACGAGGCGGTCTTAGAGAAGCTCGGATTAAAAGAGCGCCCTAACCTTGACGGGGTAGAGGCAGTCCGTATGGGTCATGTAATGGAACCCGTAATCGGAAGACTAGCACAAGACAAACTCAAACTCGAACTCAAGGAAGCCCCTTATGCTCTTACGCATCCTAAAGAGACTTGGCTACGGTCTCACTTTGATTTTATTAGTGCCGATGGCAGAACTCTTGTGGAGGCTAAGAATTACAACGCAGCCGTCCGTAACAAGTTTGATGCGGAAGCTAACATTATTCCTCACGCGGATATGGCGCAAATTATCCACGAAGCAACCGTTCACCAAGTTGATAGAGTGGTACTTGCAGTCCTCTTTGGTGGACAAGAGTTTTGCACTTTTGATTTCACTATCACGCCGGAACAAAAGGAAGCGCTGATTAAGGACATGGCTAGGTTTTGGGGAGCAGTAGAGACCAAGACCCCGCTAGACCCTGAGACAACAGAGCAGACCAAACTCATCTATTCCAAGGATAACGGCTCAACAGTCTATGCCAATGCACAAGTAGAGCGAGCAGTAAACCAGCTCAAGAATTGCAAGGCGCAGATTAAAGAGCTGGAAGAGTCCGAAGAGCAGCTCTTGACGGCTTTACAGGGCTTTATGAGAGAAGGCTCAGAGCTGTTAGGAGTAGATGGCAAGGTATTGGCTACTTGGAAGGCTAGCAAGGCTTCTAAGCGCTTTCAGGCAGATTTATTCAGAGCTGCTATGCCAGACATTTATGACCAATTTGTTATGGAGACTCCGGGTTCACGCCGGTTTTTAGTCAAATGAGCAACATTGATATAGCAGTTTGGATTATGGCTGTTAGCTCAGTCATAGACACTATCTACACACTATCGGAGATGATTCATGTCTAACATCGTACCGTTTCAAGAAATGCAGGGCATGGCTGAGGCTATTGCTAAATCAGGGCTATTTGGCATGAAGGACACTAATAGCGTATTGGCTTTAATGGCTGTGGCTCAAGCGGAAGGTTTACATCCAGCTACCGCAGCTAGGGATTACCATATCATCCAAGGGCGTCCAGCTCTGAAGGCGGATGCTATGCTAGCGAGGTTCCAAGCCGCCGGAGGGAAAGTCGATTGGAAGATTTATACCGACCAAAATGTAACCGGAATCTTCACGCACCCCAATGGCGGCTCCTTGGAACTATCTTGGACGCTTGAACAGGCTAACAAGATTGGACTCAATAAGCCCGGTTCAGGATGGGCTAAATACCCTAGAGCAATGTTACGCGCCCGAGTGGTCTCGGAAGGCATTAGAACTGTCTATCCGGGCTGTGTAATCGGCACCTATACGCCTGAAGAAGTCGAAGACTTTGACACGCCAAAAACTGAAAAATTTATGGGGCGGGGAGAGGTAAACATAACGCCACCTCCAGTCACCATAGAGAACCTTAGAGAAGACCCAGTAAGCATTACGGTAGATGCAGAGCCTAGCGCCCCTACTTATGCCTTAATGCTCCCTGATGGCACCATCTATTCAAAGCATGAAGAGATTGAGGGATGGATTGCTGCTTACGCTGATTTATTTGTTCGCATACGCGACTCCGCAAAAATTAAAGAGGAAGAGAAGCACGCCAAGATTGATGCGCTCAAAAAGGCAAATTACATTGTCCTTGGCGTTATGAACGCAACTCAGAAGTCTTTAGTATTGGCGGCTATTGCGCCTAAGGGAGTACCAGAAAGCCCAAAGGAACATGGCAGCCAATCAACTACGGAAGCGGAAGTTACGATGGAGTCCCCGCAGGGATGAACCAAAGGGATGCGGTGCTGCATTGGTTGAAGACTAGACCATTGACAGCGCTAGAAGCCTTGGAACATATAGGAACGATGAGATTGGCTGCTCATATTGAGGTGCTAAGGAAGTCAGGACACAACATTAGAACTGAAGATGTTAAACAAAACGGGAAGAATTTTGCCCGTTATCACTTAATACAAAGGAAATAGCATGGCGCATATACCAAGTGAAGGCAAGGGAATCTTGTCTCGGAATCAAAAGAAAGCAAGCGAGAAATCGCCGGATTGGAAAGGGCAGATAAGAGTTAATGGTGAAGATATTAAGCTGGCAGGATGGGTCAAGGATGTTGGTTACGGTCCATTCATTACATTGTCCGTTGATAATTGGAAGCCAGAAGGACAGCAAAGCTATCCCAAGGATGTTACCCCCGATGCCGGAGATGTACCCTTTTAAGGAGAATGATTATGAAAAAATTGACTGCGATTGTATTGTTTGTTTTGTTGAGCGCAAATTGTTTTGCAGCCACCAAATGTGAGCCTGACGGACGCGGCGGTATGTGCTGTTGGGATACTAATACTGATGGTCCTTTTAAGCCGATAAGCTGCTAATGTTTTTTTTGACACTTCCTCTCCCTCCTAGCGTTAATTCCTACCGGACTATTTTTAGAGGAAGGATGAATATTACAAAGGCGGGGCGGGAGTTCAAGGCGGCTGTTGCAGATTATGTTGTTGAGTACAAGGTTCCTAAACTTGGAGACAGTAAATTGAAAGTAACGATGGTGCTGTTTCCAAGAGACAAGCGCAAGATAGATATTGATAACCGTATCAAAGCAGTCTTAGATGCGCTTGAGGATGCTGGAGTATTCAACAATGATTTTCAGGTTGACCACTTAGAAATCATAAGGGGTGAGCCGGTCAAGAATGGCGGAATCAGAGTGATGATTGAGACCATTGATAAGACCTCCTCAAGCCTGAATGAGAGTCCCTCTGAGGACAGTTAGGACACTTACGGGGCAGAGTATTCGGGCAGCCCCACTTATAAGGATTGATTATGACAACTTTTACAACTGAAGATAGAGAGAACGCAATGACTGAAGAAGTTAAACCAAGACCGCATTTATTTATTGCGACTCCAATGTACGGTGGTATGTGCGCTGGTTTTTATACTCAGAGCATTGTGCTGATGCAAAAGCATTTAAACGAGATTGGCGTTGATGTCACCTTCTCTTTTATGTTCAATGAGTCTTTGATTACTCGCGCCCGTAATGCCTTGGTTAAAGGGTTCCTAGCCAGCAATGCAACTCACTTGATGTTTATTGATGCAGACATTCGTTTTAACCCTGCTCAAATGCCACGCATGATTGAAGTAGATAAGGACATTATTTGCGGTATCTACCCTAAGAAAGAAATCAACTGGGGCAGCGTTAAACAGGCTATGGACAATAATGTTCCTGACGATAACCTCAAGTATTACACCGGTTCTTTTGTCGTGAATCTAGTGGATTATTCAGGTTCAGTAACGGTACCAGTCAATGAGCCAGTAGAGATATGGAATGGCGGTACAGGCTTTATGTTGATTAAGCGTCAAGTCTTTGAGCAGCTCGCAGATAAAGTGCCTTCCTATACTAACAATGTATTGGATTTAGCCGGTACTCTTAAAGCAGATGAGATTAAAGAATACTTTACGACCAGCATTGAGCCAATCAATAACACTTTGCTTTCAGAGGATTATCACTTTTGTAAGCTCGCTAGAGATAACGGCATCAAAGTATGGGCTGCACCTTGGGTCAGCTTAGGACACATGGGTAGCTATTTGTTTGAAGGACAGCTAATTCCTTCGCCTTAATGTTTTGGCGGGGAGGCTCCGGCTTCCCCAAGTACCCAATGATTCATAGTTTCACCTTTAGCCAAATACGCTCATGTAACCAATAGAGCGCTATCTTGGTAAACAGTTCTACAAACGCAATAGAGAAGGCAAGAGAAGCGTGTCCTGTGATAATCCAAGACAGCACAAAAGTATCAAGGCTTCCTGTAATACGCCAAGTGACTGCCTTTAATAAAGACTTGTAGTGTGAATCTACCTGCATCCCCAACGCTTTCTGGCAGCTTTACCACGCTCACCTTTCCAATTCTTAGAACGCGCACAAAATGATTTATGTCTTGGTCCTGATTTCGTTGGTGCTTTTAATTTGCTTCCTGTTGCTCGGTTGTATTTCTTTCTTCCTTTGGCTGTTAATCCTCCGCCTCGAGATACGGGCAACTTCTCGCCACGACCAACGGAAAGATTAGTGTCTTTAGCCATGAATGTCTTTCAGGAATAAAAGCTCTTCAGCCTGTCTGCGGCGCAATAGTCCAGCCATGTGTTTGCCAGCAGCCATATCCCACTTTTCAAATTCGTGAGCAGCGCCTTCATAATCACCAGCGTTTAATTTTTTAAGCAATGTGGAATTATTAAGATTACCGCATCCACAATTAAAAGCAAAATCAACAAGTGCATCGAACTCATTTTGGGTTATCTCCACATTTACTTTTGCGTTGACATCGGCTTCTGCTTTTTTGACATCCTCTGCCAAATAAATTTCAGCTTGCTCTTGAGTAATTGTCATTCCTGAATGTACTTCAGGACCGGTATGACCATAACCAATAGTCCAAGGGTCTCCACCAGTAGCAGGGTCAGGATAGGCAGTAAGCCTAACGCCTTCAAATTGCTCTGTAAGATGTAATCCGTCTTTAGAATATTGCATCATTTAGCTCCGGCTACTTGGTCGTATTGGGCGTAACAGGCTGTGAGGGCTGTTCTGAGCTTGTCTGCTCTGGCAGCTTCCCCGATAAGAAATTCTGCATCCTCGGCAAAAAGGGTTGCCCCAGTTCCACTTTGTCCATTGCTGGATACTTTATTTGCCCTACTGGGGCGGTTCCGCAACTCGATAAGAGCATTAGCGAGCTGATTGTTAATAGCGTCAATTTGAGCATCTTTGTCCTTTCTAATCTGGTCAGTAGCATCCTGTAGCTGGTGTTCTTTTAATCGTGCATTTGCAACTTCCTCCGCCTTATATTCCTCAAAGACAGTATGTTCATATTTTCCGTAACCTACTCCTGCTAAAGCAATAACAGTAAGACCAGCATAAATATAAAAGCTAATTGGAAGGGGAAACATCGCTACCATCCTTCTGAGTGGCGGCTTTAGCTCCAATCATCACACCAGAACCACCTAAAACGGTGCCAAAACCAATGCCTAATTGTGAAAAATCAATGGAATTACCATGTAAAACATGAACAAAAGCAATTCCCAAGAAGCCAAACAAAGCAGCAATAGCACAAACCCTAGCAGCACAATAAGTCTCATTGTTGTCTTCAGTCAGAATATCTTTAAATATTTTCATTTTTTAGTTGTAATAGTGTCTGTACCCTTAGTGACAGTCACCTTATCTCCATCAACAGTAACGGACATAGGAGGCTCTTTGTCAGCAAGATGGTCTAATTTTCCAATTAAATTTTGAATAACTTGAAATTCAGGTCGCTCTTCTTTTTCTGTGGTGCCTGATACTGCGTTCATCATGTTGATAATAGCCATGATTGCACCGCCAGCCATACCAATAACGGCGGCAATTTTAGAAGCATCTAAGAAAATGCTTGCAGCAACGCTGATTACAATGATTGCCGTAATGTAGGCAAGCCCATGTTTTCCAATGGACTTACCGGCAACTTCCTTTGCGGATTCAATATTTGATTGCTCGCTCATTTAAAGCCTTACTGCGGTGTATAAATATTGACCACGCTGATATTTTCGCCTAATGATTTAGGAGCGTCACCCGCTACTTCAACAACAACTTCAGGAGGCACGATTGGCTCTGGAGCTGGTGCTGGCTCAGGTACATTAGGGACTTCTACTACCGGTGTTACATCTTGAATATCTGCCATTTTAGTATCCTATTGAGGTTCCATCATTTTTAACTAAATAACCTTCCAGAGAAACTGCTACTGTTGAGTTACCGCTATTGGTGTTGCATTGCCATTGAATGTCAGTACCGGCAGCATAAACCGATGGTGCTACACGCCTAATTTCAAAGTTTCCAGTAAAAGGTCTTTTTGTTAAAACTTGCTGAACTCCAGTAGAGCTTATAGTTACAACTTGATAACTGTTATATCCAGTAGAAGCAATAGCTGTAGCAGTAGAAAATACCTGTGAACGAGTCAAATAAAAAGTGTTATTAGCTGGAACGGTGTACCAAGAGTTTTGGGATTTTCCAATGCCAGTAACAATCTTGGCATAGGTATTAGAGGTATTTCCGTCTGAACTGGTCAAGGTTACATTGGCTGCCGGATTACCGGACACCACCACAAGACCATTAACTCGAAAATAATTGTTAGTGGTAGCTACTCCAGTAGAACCATTCAAAGTTACGGTTTCAGTAATTGGATTGTAATTAGCGTCTAAACCATTAATTTGAACTTTAGCAGTATCGCTACCAGTACCGGTCATTAACATTGAAATGGCTGATGCTGGATAAGTGTAAGCGGTATTGTTTTCCCAAATAGGAATAAATGAAGCGCCTACAGTTGATTGATAACCATAAATATTGACTACGCTATGGTAGGGAATCTGACCTCTTGCTACTTGCAAATCAAAAGGTTCTGTCCTTCCATGTTGGGTCATTGAGAAGGTAGATTGAGTAGCCATTTAGTACACCTTCTTCTCTTTGGCTCCAGATGGACTTAATTTTGTGCTGAAAGCACCTTCGGCAAAATCAAAAGTGGAGCGATAACCGCCCTTTGGCAACTCGCCTGACTTCCACTTAGTCATGCCAGCGCTGCCGTCTCTAGGCAGCTGTGGACGGATAGCTGTAGCTATCTGCTGATTGGACTCATGGTCCCTCTGTTGCGGTCTGGTTTTCATGCTGTTTCCTTTCCTTTGTGTTTATCACAAGATAGCTGAAGATTACAAATATTGCTAGTGTTGCTACGCGGTCCCATTGTGGTCCCCACATCACCCAACACGCTAAAGCGCACGACATTGACAGAGCCAAAATCGTTATGAGCCGGTCTGAGATGACCGTTAATGCTACTTTGATGATAGTGATTGCATCCATGAATATCCCCTATTCGATTAAAGATACTCATATTCTAACCTTACTCATCCTCATCATCAATAGAAAAACCACTTCCCCACTCATCATCGTTCATTTTGAGCTTAATTGCTTCTAGCTTTAATGCCCGGTCTAACACTTTAGTTTTGTCAGTAATGCTTGCTTCAGGGTCAGCCATCACTTGCGTTAGCATAGTTGAGATAGCCTCTTCTAAAGCGTTGTTTATCCCTCTTTGCTTCTTAGCCATTAAAGACCTCCAATGGCTTTGTTTAAGCTGTAACCAGTAACGGCGCTACCCAATCCAATTGCGCCAACCCAAGGCAAGATACCTTTAAGGGCGGTTACGGCTTTTGCTTTATCTACTTCTCTAGCTTTGACATCACGGATTTTGTCCAGCATTTCAATAGTCTCTTTGCGGGTAGCAAGACCTCTTCTCTCCAAGCCTTTGACATAAGTTTCAGCAGCGCTAATACTGCGGTCAGTAGTTGTTGCATAGAATATATCTCTTGAAGATTCGCTTACAAAGCGTTGATTTTCCTTAGTTAAATCTGAGAGTTTTTCAGCTTTGCCCTGTGCGCGTTGAGATACTTCTTTAGCGCGTTGAGACAGAGCCTTGGCGCCCGCAGATTTCTCGGCAGCTTTAACCTCATTCGTTGCAAGCGTTTTCGCATATTCTTTTACCTTTGCAGCAACAGCAGGAAACTCTTGAAGATAGGCGCCTTTGGATGAGTTAATCCAAGCGTCAACAGCTTCAGCAGTATTTAATTTAGATAGTTCATTAACGGCGTGTTGAGCAGCAAATGGTTCTAATGCTTTTTTGCTAATGTCCATCTTTTCCAAAATACGAATTTGCTCTGGAGATTGGAATACTTTAGCTGGAATTTGAGTAGCGTCAGCTTGAAATACGCCTTTTAATCCTTCGATTTCTTGAGTCAACACTTTGCCAACTTGAGACTCGTAGGTATTTAAAGGCTGGCTCATCTTGGCATAAACCTCTCTAAAGGTTCTGCCGGTAGGAGCAAATCCCGCAATTGGTTTACCGCTTTCGCTGACATAGCCATACACAGAGTCTTCTAGCTTTTCTGCTAGCTTACCCATGTACTGCTGTTTCATAGCATCCGCGCCCGTCATTGTCGGTTTGTTGGCTATTTTTTTTGTTTCTCTGATAACTTTCTCAATCTTTTCAATTTGAGAACGAACAATCTTTCCTTGAACCTGAACTCCAGATAGGGTTTCCATCAAGTCTTTAGCAGCCAATTGTTCAGATGCGGTATATTTTCCAGCGTTAGCAGGAGACGCAATATCTTTAAGGTTCTTTAAAAACGCTTGACCGGTTTGAGACTGAGACCAAAACTTGCCAGCAGCCTCACTTGCTTTGCCTTCTGCAAAATAAGCGTCTTTAAGAACATCGGCAGCTCTACCTCTAGCAACATCTAATTGCTTTTCAACGCCTTTAGCAACGCTTCTAAGACCTTCTCCAACTTGATATTCGTTAGTAGGTCTGCCAATCTTGTTTAAAGTGCTTTGGCTTTCAGCTTTGGCTAATTGAGCATCGGCATCAAAACGCTTGGCAGCATCACGAAGATTGATTCCTTGGCGTTGTTGGTCGGTGTAAATTTTTTCTTGACCGACTTTTTCAGCCTTTTCAATGCGAGTAGAAGCCTTTTTACCAAGCTCTTCAGCAGTAGTTGTCATCTCGCTTAATGCTTTTTCTAGTGGTTTTCCCCTAGCTTTAGAGACAATCTCCATGCCTTTTTCAAGCGGCTTTTTAATTACATTCTTAACAATTTGACCGGGAGTTACAAGTCCACCGACAAATTCTCCGCCTGTACGATAGCCTTCTAGCTCAGGACGAACGCCGGGCTTTGCGCCAACAGCCTTTTCAACTTGCTGAAATCCTTTTTCCACATCTTCCGAACGAGGAAAGAAGGTAGGCGAACCCATAAAATCACCGGTTTCACCTTTTCCGCCAAAGAATTTAGGAACGGTAGTGGTAGCAAAGTATTCAATATCACCGGGACCGCCAAGCGTGCCAGCAGCAACACCGCGAGCAATTGCGCCAGTCTTTTCCGTTGCAGTAGGTTCATCGCCTCTAGGTCCAGCATCCACTTGAGATAGACGCATACCTCCGCCTGAACTTGTATCTCCGGTAATCTCAGATAACTTGGTCATTTAGCTTTAACCTCATCTACATCGTAATCAACAATATTGCCCTGTCCATCTTTAATAATTCCTGTAACCTTGTAACGCTTTTCACCTTTTTGAACAATGTCACCAACGCTATAAATAGCAGTTTCAGGAGCAGGAACCTCAGGAACCTTGCCAGTCTGCTCATAATATTGGTCATATTTGCCACGCAATGACTTGAGACCGGGATAATCAATCTCAACAAGCGAGTTGGTTTTAGTGAAATTGTCTTTAACTTCTTTAAGACGCTCTTTAAGCGCGCCAGCAGTAAGACCTTTCCAACCATATAAAGGCTCAAGAATAGCTTGTTCATTTTTAGTAAGCGCTTTACCGCCGATTTGAAACTCAATCGCTTGAATACGAGCTAATTTAGATGACAGCTCAGGGAAATTTTCACGCAAGTTATTGATGACTGCCGGCGTAAATTGAGTTGTCGGATTAATAAATTTAGCGTACTTAGGGTTATCCAGTAGGCTTTGGATGTCTTCCACATTTTTAACAGCTTGATAACGGGCGCGGAACTCATCTCGAGTTTTAGAATCTTTAGGCAACGCACCTTCAACGCTCTTAGAAGTCTTAACGGCTCGGTCTAACACCTTATTGATGTCACCCTTAATCTCTTGTAGATACTTGAAGTACGGCTCTAAACCTTGCTTTTCAAGAATTTGTTTACCAATTTGACCGCCCATCTTTGCTGCGGACTGATTCGCTAATGCTTCAGCTTCGCGTCTATCGGTTGCCATCATCTTGTAGGCTCGGTCCGCATCTTTGTAAGCATCATCAATAATGGACTTGACCTTGGTCATCTCTTTGTCAAACTCTTGCTTTTCACGATTCCATAAATCTGAACGACCTTGCTGCCAGCCTTTCATCATTCCAGACATAGAGTTCATAGAGCCAATGGCGGACATTTTGCCAGCGCCGCCGACTGCCATACCAATAACGCCAATCAAGCTAAACAAAGTAGCTAGTTCAGGGATGTTTTCTTTGGTTGGATGAAGCTCAGGATAAGGAAAATCTTTACGAACTTGGTCCACTTTAGCTTCAATAGCTTGTGTTCTTTCACGCTCTTGATTTGCAATAGAGGCTTGTACATCGGCTTGATATTGTTTTTGAGCCAATTCATTAGCGCCAATATCTTGCCCTAATTGTTGTTGACGCTGCAAAACTCTAGCTTCTTCTTGCTGAACGCCACCCAAAGACTTAGGTGCCTTTGTCATGTCAATACCGGGAACGCCACCAAACTGAGTCTTAATTGCTTGCTCAGTAGGCGCAGCCGGTAATGTAAACGGCTTTAAATTAGCCGACTCTTGAGGGGTAACTGGGTTAATTGGGTCAGCCATTAGACGGTCCTCGCCATTGGTAATCCAGCCGCTATTCCGGCAAGACTTGTGTAGAAGTTAGTGCTTGCTTGATTCAATTGTTGGTCAAGCTGCATACCGGTACGAATAGCACCAAGAGCAATCTGGTCACCAATCTGGCTTACTTGCAATCCGTAGTTGTATTGGTTTGTTAGCAATGTTTGACGGAAGGCTTCAAGTTGAGTGGCAGCTTGTTCAGCACCAACACCACCACGATTAGCTACGCCCTGAGCCAATTGAGCTTGTGCAGCCTTGTAAGACTGAACCGATTGAGGAGTTAATTCACCAGCTCCGGCAGCTCGAATTAAGTTTTGACCAGCCGTTTGATACGGTTGAGCAATAGCTTGTTGTTGTTGAGTAGATTGACCAATTTGATTTACGCCTTTTCTGTATTGTCCAGCGCCATATAAACCTAAGCCACCAGCCAATCCAAGACGAGCAAGGGTATCTGGAGACATTCCTAAAATCTTGTCGGATGTTTTGGTTTGGTCTTGAGTTGGCGTAGGTGTTGTTGGACCCGGATAACCTTCTACTTGTTGACCTACCGCAGCTTGACCTAATTGAATTGGAGTCAAAGTGGTTGGTGCGTATGCAGTACCACCAGTAGCCAAAGCCTGACCAGTTGGTACTGTGCCAACACCGTAAGCCTTACCAGCAGCTAAATCTTCAGCAGCTTGCGTATTGGCAAATGTTTGATTAGTAACGGGAGCTTGAGGCTGAGTGGCAGAAACATCTGCGCTTATAGGAGCTTGACCGCCGTATTGCGAGCCTGTGTATCCGGCTTGAACATCGGGTGCAGCAAATTGAACGGGAGGACCAGCTTGCTCTGGAGGCGGGGTATATCCCATTTCTGAGTAGGTAGGTCCAAACTCACCGTCATCAAATTGAGGAAGACCAGTCTCAGGGTTAATTGTTCCACTACCGCCACGCTTTTTAAGAAGCGCTGCCTCTCTAGGGTTAATGTGAGCGAGGATGGTATCGCCTTTTCTACCCTTAGATTGAATGATTTTTGCCAATGCAGGCAAATCAAGTTGTAATGATTCAATTAACGCTTTAGCCATATTAAGCTCCGGTTTCGTCTTTAGTTCTTAAAGAAGCCTGATTCCAAACATTAGGTGTAGTTTTTTCTCCACCTCCGATATTAACTGGAGGGCTAATATCCCCACCACCTAAGTTTAATGCCTGAGCTAATGCAGAGCTGCCCGGACTTGTACCGGCACCACCAGTCAACGGGCTAGAGGTTGGTGATAACGGGGATGAAGTGCCGCCACCAGAACTAGAAGATGAGCCGCCTCCACCGCCGCCAGAAGAACCTGAGCCACCAAATAAATTGCTGACATCTTGACGAATGAATGGTGCGCCAGCCGCAGTAAGCGCTCTACTAGATTCTGGGGAAACTCCAGCTTCTTGCAGACCCTGTCCAATTCCAGCGGTAATTGCTCCCGTAGCTCCACCAATCTCTCCAGACCTTAAAGATTGCTGCAAGTTTGCGCCTGATAATTCAGAGCCTGTAAATCCGCTGGTAAATCCTTGAGCCGCGCCTTTAGCTACCGGGGTTGCAGCACCTAAAGTATCAGCAAACTCACCAACTCCAGAGGAGGCTAAAGAGCCAGCAGCGCCAGCACCAGCACCGACTAAAGCGCCTTGACCAATACTTTTATCTTGTGCGCCAGCAGCAGCAGCGCCACCAGCGGCTCCAATTGCAGCGCCACCAGCAGCAACAGCTTCAGTAGTAGCCATTCCAGCAACGGCTGAATCGGCTAACATGGCGCCAGCTAGTGCAGTATCTCCAGTAGTCATTAATGTTCCAAGTGCGGGAATTACCTCTGGGGCAACAACAGCAGTCACAGCAAGAGCAACAGTTGTGACA